TTTCGGTTCCCGCGTCGACGGCATGAAGAAGCTGGGCGAAACCCTGAAGGTGCTGATCGGCCTGGAGCGCGACATCTACGGCCTGAACAATCCCGAGCCGCCCCCGCCCCCGCCCCCGGCGCCCGCCAATGCGCAGGGCACCACGGTGGTGTCCGACGACCCGAATGCTGCTGCGGCTGCCTACCGTGCCCTGATGAACTGATGCCCATACCGTTCCCGTTCGACTGGAAGAATCCTGACTATCGCCAGGTCTTCGAGTGGCGGATCGAGCGGCTCAAGCGCATCCGGGCGGTACCCGAGCAGCTGAAGCACCTGAAGGCCTTCTACGCCCAGAACCCCGCCCAGTTCATCATCGACTGGGGCATGACGTTCGACCCGCGCAATGTCGAGCGCGGCTTGCCGTCCAGCGTCCCGCTGCTGTTGTTCCCCAAGCAGGAGGAATGGGTCCATTGGTTCATGGAGCGCTGGGAGCGGCAGGAGCCGGGCATCACCGAGAAAAGCCGTGACATGGGCATGTCCTGGCTGACGGTGGCCCTGGCCGACACGGTATGCCTGTTCCGCGAGGGCGTGGCGGTTGGCTTCGGCTCCCGGAAGGAAGAGTACGTCGACAAGATCGGTTCCCCGAAGTCGCTGTTCTGGAAGGCACGCGCGTTCATAAAGCTGCTGCCCGTGGAGTTCCGGGGCAGTTGGGACGAGCGCCTGCACAGCGCCCACATGCGGATCCACTTCCCGGAGACGGGCTCGGTAATTACCGGCGAGGCGGGCGACAACATCGGCCGCGGGGACCGGGCGAGCTTCTACATCGTCGACGAGTCGGCATTTCTGGAGCGGCCGCAGCTGGTGGAAGCGTCCCTGGCCGCGACGACCAACTGCCGGCAGGACATCAGCACGCCGAACGGATCGGCCAACCCCTTCGCCCAGCGCCGGCACAGTGGCCGGATCCCGGTCTTCACCTTCCACTGGCGCGACGATCCCCGCAAGGATGACGCCTGGTACGAGAAGCAGGTGCGCGACCTGGACCCGGTTACGGTGGCGCAGGAAATCGACATCAACTACGCCGCGTCGGTGGAAGGCGTCCTGATTCCCTCCGCCTGGGTGCAGGCCGCCATCGGCGCGCACCAAAAGCTGGGCATCCAGCCTTCTGGCGCCCGCCGCGCTGGACTGGACGTGGCCGATGAGGGCCGGGACAAGAACGCCTTCGCTGGCCGCCACGGCATCGTGCTGCAGCACCTGCACCAGTGGTCCGGCAAGGGAAGCGACATCTTCGACACCGTGGTTCGTGCCATGGGCTACTGCGACGAGTACGGCTATGAGATGCTGGACTACGACGCGGACGGCCTGGGCTCGGGCGTCCGCGGCGATTCCCGGGTGATCAACGAGCAGCGCCAGGCCGAAGCCAAGCGCCAGATCATGGTGGAGCCATTCCGCGGCTCCGGTGAGGTCTACGACCCGGACGGCGAGATGGTCCCCAAGCGCCTGAACAAGGACTTCTTCGCCAACGCCAAGGCCCAGGCCTGGTGGTCGCTGCGGTTGCGCTTCCAGGCTACCTACCGGGCCGTGGTCGAGGGGATGGAGTTCAACCCGGACGACTTGATATCGATCGAACCTGACCTGCCCGACCGCGCGGCGCTGGTAATGGAGCTGTCCCAGCCGACGTACGGCAAGACGGTGACCGGGAAGATCCAGGTCAACAAGCAGCCCGACAACACGAAGTCCCCCAACCTGGCGGACGCGGTCATGATCGCGTACCAGCCGGCCTCCCGCGCGCTCGATGTCTGGGCGCGCCTCGCAGCGTAAGGAAAACCATGGGTCGTCGCAGTTACGGAAAGGTGCGTGCGCCGCAGGCTGTCGCGCCCACCGCCCGGGTTGCCGACTCGTTCGCCAACTTCGAAGCGCGGGTCGGCATCCAGGCGGCGAACCAGGCGTCCAAGGGGCACTACACCTTCGACCTGGTCAGCCGCAACCGCATCCAGATGGAGGCGGCCTACCGGTCGTCCTGGATCTGCGGCATGGCCGTGGACGCGGTGGCCGAGGACATGACGCGCGCCGGCCTGGAGCTGGCAAGCGATATCGACCCCGACGATGCAGACCGCATCCACGCGACGATGGAGGAATTCCAAGTCTGGGATGCGCTGTGCGATACGGTGAAGTGGTCCCGGCTCTACGGCGGCGCCGTCGCGGTGATGCTGATCGACGGCCAGGACGTGAGCACGCCGCTGAATCTGGACACGATCAAGAAAGACCAGTTCAAAGGCCTGCTGGTCCTGGACCGCTGGCTGGTGCAGCCGTCGCTTCAGGACCTGGTCACCGAATACGGTCCGAACCTCGGCAAACCGAAGTTCTACCAGGTCGTGGCCGACGGCATGGCCCTGCGCAACCAGCGCATCCACTACAGCCGCGTGATCCGCATGGAGGGTGTCGACCTCCCGTATTGGCAGCGAATCGCAGAGAACCTGTGGGGGCAGTCGGTGCTGGAGCGGCTGTGGGACCGTCTCCTGGCCTTCGACAGCACGACCGAGGGCGCGGCGCAGCTGGTCTACAAGGCGCATCTCCGGACGTACAAGGTCAAGGGCTTGCGCCAAATCCTGGCCATGGGTGGCCCAGCCGAGGCCGGCCTGATGAAGCAGATGGACTTCATCCGCCGGTTCCAGTCCAACGAGGGCATGACTCTCATGGACGCCGACGACGAGTTCGAGGCCCATTCGTACACCTTCAGCGGCCTGGACAACGTCCTGCTGCAGTTCGGCCAGCAGATCTCCGGTGCGCTCCAGATTCCCTTGGTGCGGCTCTTCGGTCAGTCGCCCGCAGGGCTGAACGCCACGGGCGAATCCGACCTGCGCACCTACTACGACAAGGTGGCCCAGCAGCAGGATAGAAAGCTGCGTTTCGGCCTGAAAGTCCTGCTGGACGTCATCCACCGGTCGGCGCTGGGCAAACCGCCTGACGACCAGTTCGGCTTCGAGTTCCGCCCGCTGTGGCAGATCACCGATACCGAGAAGGCGGACATCGCCGAGAAGCTGGCGCGCGCGGTCGGCAGCACCTTCGACATGGGCATCGTCGGCCGCAAGACCGCGCTGTCCGAGCTGCGCAAGTCCAGCCGGGTGACCGGCGTATTCAGCACGATCACCGAGGAAGACATCGATGCCGCAGACAACGACCCGCCCGATCCCGGCGAAGTCGATGTACCTGGGCTCGGTCTCGGCGAGGACCAAGGACAAGCGCCAGGAGCGGAAGCGACAGCGCCGACCTGATCCGGTCAGGGCGCGGCGCGCGGAGGTCCAGTTCTCGGCGCAGCTGAAGAAGGTGGCCAAGAACATCGGCGACATCATCGACGGCTTTCCCGCGGGCAACCCGGCCGCCGTGCCGCCTATCACCGCCATCCTGGAGTCATATTCCAAAGCCCTGGAGGAATGGGCACGCGGCGCCGCCTTGCGCATGCTGACCGAGGTAAACAGGCGCGACCGCGACGCCTTCCTGGAGCGCAGCAAGGAAATGTCCCAGGCGCTGCGCGACGAGATCCGCAACGCCGACACCGGGCGCGTCATGCAGCAGTTGCTCGGCGAGCAGGTCGAGCTGATCAAGTCGCTGCCGCTGGACGCGGCCAAGCGTGTGCACAAGCTGACCATCGAAGGCCTGCAAGACAGCACGCGCGCTGCCGAGATCGCGAAGGAAATCCAGCGGTCTGGCGAGGTCGCCGAGAGCCGCGCCATGCTGATCGCCCGCACGGAGGTCGCCAGAACGGCCGCCAAGCTCACCGAGGCGCGCGCGCAGTCGGTGGGCAGCACGCATTACATCTGGCGCACCGTGGGCGATTCTGACGTGCGGCCGGGGCATCGACACATGAACGGCAAGGTCTTCGCCTGGAACGACCCGCCGATGGTCAACGAGGGTGACGACAAGCGCCCGAACTGGATCCGGCACCACCCCGGCGAGATCTGGAACTGCCGCTGCTACGCGGAACCGATCCTGGCAAAGGAATGAGCATGCACACCACTGACCGCATGGCCAGCGGCTTCTACACGGTCGAGCGCCTGGGCGCGCGGCAGTCCGTGACGAATGAGGGCTTCCTGCTGTGCGAGGGCGTCCCGATCGCGCGAATTGGCGAGTTGCTGTACGCCGCCGGCGAGGTGCCGATCGAGACGGGCAGCGACGGCATCATCCACGTCGACCGCACGCCAGAAGAGGTGTTCCGGCCGGAAACGCTGGCCAGCTTCGAAGGCAAGCCGGTGACGATGGACCACCCGGCCGACTTCGTGACGCCAGAGACCTGGCGCCAGTTGGCCGTCGGCATCACGCAGAACGTGCGCCGCGGTGAGGGCCTGAACGATGGCTACATCCTGGCCGACATGCTGATCACTGACCGCGCCGCTATCGACGCGGTCCGCACTGGCCTGCGGGAGGTCTCCTGCGGCTATGACGCCGACTACGTACAGATTGAGCCCGGGCGCGGGGTACAGCGCAACATCATTGGCAATCATGTGGCGCTGGTAGAGCGCGGCCGCTGCGGCCCGCGTTGCGCAATCGGAGATAAGGAACCGGAAATGGCAAAGAAAACCTGGATGGACAAGCTTCGCGCTGCCCTGAAGACCAAGGACGAAGCGGGCGTGGAGGAAGCCTTGAAGGAGGCTGAAACCGCCGACGGGGACGGTGACGACGACAAGGACAAGGACAAGAACGACGACAAATCCGGCAAGACCGGCGATGCCCTGGCCAAGATCATGTCCACCCTGGACGCCATGAACAAGCGCATCGGCGACATGGAAGCCAAGCTGGACGAGAAGGACGACGACGAAAAGGAAACCAAGGACGCCGTCCTGGAAGCCGAAACGGCCGAGTCCAATACGGAGGCCAAGGGCGAAACCTACACCGGCGACATGGCCACCGTCCGCTCCCACGCCGAAATCCTGGCGCCGGGCATCAAGCTGCCGACCTTCGACAGCAAGAAGGTCAAGACGGCCGATGCCATCTGCGCCTGCCAGCGCAAGGCCCTGGAGACCGCGTATGCGACCGACGCCGGCCGCGCAGCGATCGATCCTTTCCTGGGTGGCCGTCCCGCCGAGTTCATGACCATGGACGCCGGCGCAGTCAGCACGATCTTCAACGGTGCCGCGGCGCTGCGTCGCCACCAGAACAACACGTCCGGCGCGCGCAGCGGTATCACGACGCGGGACTTCGGGCGCGCCGCTACGGTGGCGAGCATCAATCAGCAAAACCGCGATTTCTGGACCGCCCGGGCGGGCAAATAACCAAGGAACCACCATCATGGTAGCTTTTCTCTATCGCATGCCGTCCGGGATCGCGGGCGACGTCAGCCGCAAAGGGCAATCGGTCGTCGAGACCCAAATGTTCAACTCCGCGGCTCCTTTCTCGGCCTACGGCCTGGTCGGCAAGATGTCCGCCGGCAAGTTCGTGCCCTTCGCCGGCGGCGAGGCAGCAACCGACGCGTTCGGCGTGCTGGTGCGCCCCTACCCGACGAACTCCGGTACCGATGGTCTCGGCACCGCCACGCCGCCCACCGCCGGCCCGGCCGATGTGCTGCGCCGCGGTTGGGTGACGGTGAAGCTGAACGGCGGCGCGTCGGTCGTGGCCGGTGGCCAGGTCTACGTGCGCGTGGCGGCCGCCGCGGCCGGCAAGCCGATCGGCGGATTCGAAGGCGCAGCCGACGGCACCAACACGGTCGCCATCAATGCCGTCTTCGAGTGCGCCGCCGACGCCGACGGCAACGTCGAAATCTCCTTCCGCAACTGATCCCCCATCACGAAAGATGGCCGCCTCCGGGCGGCTTTTTTTTCGCCCCTACGGAGCAATCATGAACCTGAGCAAAACCGAACTGGCGGCCGTGATGGACGCTTCCCGGCGCATCGCACGCGCCCGCACGACGGATTCGATGATCACCTTCGATCGGCAGACCATCGACTCCGCCGGCGCCTTCCTGATCGGCGAACTGGAACGCCTGGACCAGACCTTGCACGCCCCGCTGGCGTCCGTGACCTGGTCGCGCGACATCGACCTGCGCGAGGACGTCTCGATCGCGGACGAAACGTCGTCCTTCACCAATTCCACCTTCGCCGCGGCCGGCGGCCCGTCGCCCACCGGCAAGAGCTGGATCGGCAAGGACGCGAACGCGATCCAGGGCTTGGCGCTGGATATCGGCAAGACGGCCTCGCCGCTCACCCTGTGGGGCATGGAGCTGGGCTGGACGATTCCCGAATTGGAGTCCGCCCAGAAGCTCGGGCGCCCCGTGGACCAGCAAAAGTACACGGGCATGCAGCTCAAGCACAACATGGACATCGACGAGCAGGTGTACATCGGCGATGCCACGCTCGGCCTGTTCGGCTTGGCCAACAGTCCGAAGGTCCCCGTCGCGAACGCGCAGACCGGGAACTGGGCCACGGCCACGCCCCAGCAGATCCTGGACGATGTGAACGAGCTGCTGAACAGCGTCTGGGCGGCGTCCGGCTATGCCATCTGCCCGAGCAAGCTGTTGCTGCCTCCGGTGCAGTATTCCAAGCTGGTCGGGACCATCGTGTCGAGCGCGGGCAACATCTCGGTGCTGGAGTTCCTCAAGATGAACAGCCTGAGCAACAGCGTGAATGGCCGCCCCCTGGACATCCAGCCGCTGAAGTGGCTGTACCAGCGTGGCGCGTCCAACGCGAACCGCATGGTGGCCTACACCCAGGACCAGCAGCGCGTGCGCTTCCCGCTGGTGCCCCTGCAGCGGACGCCGCTGGAATACCGCAGCATCTACCAGCTGACGACCTACTTCGGCCGTCTGGGCGCCGTCGAGTTCGTGTACCCGGAAACGCTGGGTTACCGCGACGGCATCTAAGGGGATCGACATGCCGAAGATCTACGTTCACACGCCGTTCAATCTCCAGCACAAGGGGGAGAAGCACTTCTTCCCCATCGGCAACCACACGGTGCCCGCCGATATCGCTGACCACTGGTATACGAAGGCCCACACCGGCAACGAGCCGGAAGTGGACGTCGACACCAAGGCCGCGACGGATGCCATGGTCGCCGACCTGGAAGACCGGGAGAAAGCGCTGCTGGCACGCTCCGCCAATCTGGACGCCCGCGAAGGCGTGCTGGCCGACCGCGAAAAGGCGGTGCAAGCTGCCGAAGTGGCGCTGGAAGCCCGGGAGAAGGCGCTTGCCGAAGGCAAGCAGGTCGCGCAGAATGCCCAGTCCACCGCCAAGGATGACGGCAAGCAATCCGGCAGGGCCAACGCCAGCAAGTAAGGACCGACCATGGACGTAGCAACCTTCCGCCAGGACTTCCCGGAATTCGCCGACGCTACCGCATACCCGGACGCCGAGGTGGGATTCTTCCTGAGCCTGGCGGAACAGTTGCTCCCGGAGTGCCGCTGGGGGACGATCTGGCCGTATGCCGTGGCCTTGTTCACGGCGCACCAGCTGACTGTCGCCCGCCGCAACCAGCAGACCGCATCCGCTGGGGGCGCGCCTGGCGGTGTTTCCGGCCCGACGACTGCCAAGGCCGTGGATAAGGTGAGCGTCAGCTACGACGCTGCTGCCGTCACGCTGGAGGACGGCGGATTCTGGAACATGAGTACCTACGGTATCCAGTTCCTTCAGTGGGCGCGCATGTTCGGCGCCGGGGGCATCCAGCTATGAGTGCCAAGGTCACTATCGACAGGTTGGCGCAGGTCCTGGCATCGATGTCCGAACTCGTGAAGAAGGATGTCCTCGTGGGCATACCGGACAGTGCGCCGGAGCGCCGCGACGAGACGCCGCTCTCCAATGCGCAGATCGGGTACATCCAGGAGTTCGGCAGCCCAGCGGCCAACATCCCGGCGCGGCCGTTCCTGATCCCGGGCGTGGAGAATGCCCAGCCCGAGGTTCTGGAAAGCCTGCGCGCCGGCACGAGAGCTGCACTGGACGGCAATGTGGGCCAGGTCGAGCGCAGTATGGTCTCGGCCGGCATCAAGGCACAGAACGCTGTGCGCGCAAAGATTCAGGACGGCCCGTTTGCTCCGCTGGCACCGCGTACGCTGGCCGCACGCCGCAAGCGGGGCCGTACGGGGGACAAGCCGCTGCTCGATACCGGGCAGCTCCGCAATTCGGTCACTTACGTGCTCCGGAAGAAGTAGAATCGATTTGCTGGGAATGCGCAGGCTGATGCGCGAGTGGCCCTCAGCCGGCACCAAGCGCTTGGAAGGACTCTGAGACAGGAAGCAAGCCGGAAAGCCGGAGTTCAGCACCGGCCCCAGCAAGCCCCGACGCGAAATCGTCGGGGCTTTTTCTTTGGAGCGTTCAATGCCTTTGCTGGACGTCAGCGACGTGCTGCTGGATCCGGACTTCTTCGATACCTTGGTGTGCACGCGCAATGTCCAGACCGTCGGCGACGATGGCATGGCCACGAACACGTCTACGGACACGCCATTCATCGGCGTCGTGACCAGCGATTCCGGAGACATCCTTACCCGCATGGAGACAGGCTCCCGCGTGAAGGGCTCCATCCTGGTATGCACGAAATTCCGCCTGGTCGAAAGCGCGCCCGGCATCGATGCGGACATCGTCACCTGGGATGGCTCCCGGTACACGGTGACCACGGTGAACAACTATTCGCGGTACGGCGCGGGCTTCGTGGAGGCCTACTGCGACCTGATACCGGTCCAAGGGGCGGGTGATGGCTAAGACCTCAGCGACTGGCGGATATCTGTTGCCGGCCGTGCCTTCGCCGCCGCTGGAAGACCTAGATCTCGACGCGGTGTTTCAGGCCTATGTCGTGGGCATCACCGGACTACCGGGCGACATGGTCCGCCCGCGCTGGCAGCCGACCGTGCCACAGACGCCGGGCCCTACGGCCGACTGGTGCGCCATCGGCGTGACCCGCACGCGATCGCAGGACTATCCCGCGATCCAGCACGATGGGACCGGCCACGGCCAGGACCTGTACACGCGGCATCAGGAAATCGACCTCCTGGCGACGTTCTACGGGCCAAACGCCATGCGGTACGCGGAGACACTGCGCGATGGCGCGTATGTGCCCCAGAACAGCGAAGGGATCATTGCCCAGGGTATCGCCCTGGTGCAGGTCACCGACGCCTTCGCGGTGCCCGAGTTGGTCAACCAGCAGTGGCAGAAGCGGTACGACCTGCCGATGAAGTTCCGGCGCGTGATCCGGCGCACGTACCCGGTGCTTAACCTGCTCGGCGCCGCAGCAGATATCCAGTCCGATACCGGCCCCGGCGCCGAAGTCGTCGTGCCGTAGCAGTCCCGACCAGAACCATTCCAGGCCCGCCACCGAGCGGGCCTTTTCTTTTCCGGAGTCATCCATGAGCCAAGGGCTTCCCATCAGCGATATCGTGAACGTCGATATCGTCATGTCGCCGGTCGCCGCCGGCACGCGCGATTTCGGCGCGCTGCTGGTCGTCGGGTCTTCGCCGGTCATCGACACCCAGGAGCGGATGCGCCAGTATTCGGATCTGGATGGCGTCGCAAGCGACTTCGGCACGTCGGCGCCCGAATACCTGGCCGCGGTCCTGTTCTTCTCCCAGTCGCCGCAGCCGGACGAGCTGTACATCGGCCGCTGGGCACAGACGGCCACGGCCGGGCTGTTGCGTGGCGCCATCCTCAATCCGACCCAGCAGGCCCTGTCCAACTTCACCAGCGTCACGGACGGTGGGTTCAAGATTACCGTCGACGGTTCCGCGAAGACCGTCAGCGGCCTGGATTTCTCGACAGCCACGAACCTCAACGGTGTGGCCTCGGAAGTGAACAGCGTCCTGACGGGCGCGGTGGTGGCCTGGGACGCGGTGAACAGCCGCTTCGTGGTGACCAGTGATACGACGGGCGGCACCTCGGCGGTGAGCTGGGCAACGGCGCCGGATTCCGGAACTGACGTCAGCACGCTGCTGGGCCTGACGCAGGCGCAGTCCGCCGTCCCGGTGGCCGGCATCGCCGCGGAGACGTTGCTGCAGGCGGTGCAGGAACTGGCCGACATGTCCAACGACTGGTATGGCCTCATGGTGGCCGCGACCGGCGTTACCGACGATACCCACCTTGAGGTCGCCGCTTTCATCGAGGCGGCCAGCCCGTCGCGCATCTACGGCGTGACCACGCAGGCCACGGCCGCGTTGGACAGCACCATCACGACCGACATTGCCAGCCGGGTGAAGGCGGCGCTCTACAAGCGCACCTTCGTGCAGTATTCGTCGTCCAGCCCGTACGCCGCCGCTTCGATCTTCGGCCGTGCCTTCACGGTGAATTTCCAGGGCAACAACACCACCATCACGCTGAAGTTCAAGCAGGAGCCGGGCGTGACGGCGGAGACCCTCACGACCACCCAGGCGGCCGCGCTGACGGCGAAGAACTGCAACGTGTTCGTGAACTACGACAACGACACGGCCATCATCCAGCAGGGCGTGATGGGCAACGGCTTCTTCTTCGACGAGGTCCACGGCACCGACTGGCTGCAGAACGACGTCCAGACCGCGGTCTACAACCTGCTCTTCACCAGCACGACGAAGATTCCCCAGACGGATGCGGGCGTCAACCAGATCGTCACCACGATCGCAAGCCGGCTAGAACAGGCGGTTGCAAACGGCCTGGTCGCGCCCGGGGTGTGGAATGCCGATGGCTTCGGCAACCTGAAGCGCGGCGACACGTTGAGCAGCGGCTACTACATCTACGCCCCGCCGGTGGCTACGCAGTCGCAGGCGGACCGCGAGGCCCGCCGGTCGCCCGTGATTCAGTGCGCGATCAAACTCGCCGGCGCCATCCATAGCGTCGACGTCATCATCAACGTCAACCGGTAATCGGAGCACGCCAACATGGCTACCTATTCGTTTCTGGACGTACAGGCCACGCTGGTCGGCCCCACCGGTGTGGTGGAAATGGGCTACGGCGCGGCCACTGCCGAGGAAGGCATCACTATCGCGCCCGCGGCCGACAAGAACACCATGACTGTCGGATCCGATGGCGAGTTCATGCACAGCCTGCATGCGGACAAGTCGGGGCAGATCACGGTCCGCCTGCTGAAGACCAGTCCGGTCAACCAGGCGCTGATGATCCAGTACGACGCGCAGACGCTCTCCAGCGCCTTGCACGGCAAGAACGTAATCACCGTGCGCAACTCGGTCTCTGGCGACATTGCCGTGGCGCGCGGCGTCGCATTCAAGCGCGCGCCGGACCTGACCTATGCCAAGGAGGGCGGCATCGTGGAATGGACCTTCGACGCTGGCAAGATCGACCGCAACCTGGGGACGTACAACTGATGGAAACGACGATCAACGGCAAGCAATACCGCATCGGCAAGCTGAACGCGATGCAGCAGTTCCACGTCGCGCGCCGGGTCGCCCCGGCCCTGACGGGCCTGGTGTCCGCGTTCGGCGGCGCCTCGGCAGGCCAGGCGGACTTCGCGAAGGCGCTGGGGCCGCTGGCAGATGCTGTGGCCAGGATGCCCGACGCGGATGCGGAATACGTTCTGGGCACCTGCCTGGCCGTCGTATCCCGCCAGACCGACCCCACGACCTGGGCGCCAGTGTGGCGCGAAGGACATCTGGTCTTCGACGACATCGATCTGAAGGCCATGGTGCAGCTGGCCGCCAAGGTGATCCAGGGCAACTTGGGAAATATTTTCGGCGCACTCCCCGCGAGCCTTCCCGCGAAGTAGGGAATTCGGGAGTGCGCTGGGCGTCACTGCCTGGTGGCGAGGACTGGCTCCTGCGGCCCGTGGTGCGGGGCATGTGCCAATACGAGAGCCTGGTCAATGGCGCGGTGGACCTGGCAGACGTGGCGCTGATGAACGACGCGCTGGATGTCCTGGAAGAGAACCGCGCGATCGCGCAGCGAATGAACGAGACCTGATATGGCAGCCGATGCGGACGTGATCAAGGAATTCCTGGTCAGCCTGGGATTCCAGATCGACCAGCGCGGCCAGGACCGGTTCGTCGGGGGCATAGCCGAAGCTACCAAGACTGTCGTAGCGCTCGGCGCTGCCACCGCGGCCACGGCAACCGCCGTCGTGGCGGGTGTGGCGAAGATCGCCGACAGCCTGGAGCAGTTGTACTTCGCTGCCCAGCGAAATAAGGCATCCGTCGAGACGATTCAGGCTCTGGACTTCGCTGCCCGCCAGTTCGGCGCCGGTGCTCGGGAAGCGGTCGAGTCCTTGGGGCGCTTCGTGCGATCTTCGCCAGGCGCGGAGTCATTCCTGCGCAATCTGGGGGTTCAGACGCGGGGTGCCAACGGTCAACTGCGCGACACCGGCGATATCCTCACCGGCTTGGGCGAGCGGCTGCGCGAGATGCCGTACTACCGCGCCAAGGCATACGCCGACTTCCTCGGGATCGACGAACGGACGCTGCAGGCGCTCCAGCAGGGGCTGGGCCAGTTCAGCAACGAATACCGGGACATGCTGCGCGCCGCGCGGCTGGATTCCGACCAGGCGGCCAAGGCCAGCCATGGATTCATGGTCGAGCTGCGGACCTTGGGCGCGGCCTTCGACATCCTGGCCAAGAAGACCGGCTCCGAGTTGGCTGGCGGTCTGGCCGACGACATCCGCAGGTTCCGCCAGTGGATCGTATCCAACTTCGACCTGATCAGCGACGCCATCGTCAAGGTGGTGGACTTCCTGGTCAAGATCGGCGACATCGTGGTCACCGTCGCTCAGCGGGCTGGCCAAGCCGTGCGGGCAGTCATTCAGTGGTTTCACGGACTGAGCGAGGAAACGCAGGAAGTCCTGCGCGTCCTTCGTCTACTGGCCGCGGCTTGGCTGGTATTCAACTCGGCATTCCTTGCTACGCCCGTCGGCCGGATTGTGGCCCTAGCCTCGGCGCTGGCGCTGCTCGTCGACGACTACCTGGTCTGGAAGGAAGGCGGGAAGTCCCTGATCGACTGGGGGAAGTGGTCCGGGGAGATCGATAAGGCCATCGACGGCATTACGCGACTTGCCGACGTCATCGAGAAGATCTGGAAGCGGGTCGAGCCCATCCTGGATAAGTTCGCCAAGGGGCTTGGCTTCGGCGATGTGAGCGGGTACATCGATCGGTCCGTGGAAGAGGCGCACGACCTGTATAACCTGGGCGACGCGCTGCTGTCGGGCGACGGGGAGCGCGCCAAGCAGGTGCTGGAGGACCGCAAGGCGCGCCGCGCCGGCGGGAAGGAGCCGCGCGGAATCCGCAACAACAACCCGGGCAACCTGAACTATGTGGGCCAAGCCGGGGCGACGCGGGAGGAAGGACCGAACGGGCGGTTCGCGGTATTCAAGACCGCCAAGGACGGGCTGGAGGCGCTTGCCAACCAGTTGCGCCTGTACGGGGATCGGGGGCTGGACACCGTCCGAGAGGTGGTCACGACCTATGCGCCTTCGTCGGAGAACGACACCAGGGCCTACATCGATCAGCTGGCCCAGTTCATGGGCATCGACCCGGACGAGAAGTTCGACGTCCGGGCCGATCCGGCCGCGCTGGCCATACTCATGAAAGGCATCATCAAGCACGAGAACGGCTACAACCCCTACGGCAGCGAGCAGATCAACGCCGCCGCCGGCATGCAGCCGGTTGCCGCAGCCGCGCCGCAGATCAGCCAGAAGACGGACATTCACATCCACGGCGTGACCGACCCACAACAGGCTGGCCAAGCCGTTGCGCGTGAGCAGGGGTCGGTAAACCAGCAACTGGTCCGGAATCTTCGTGGGGCGGTTCAATGATTGGTGACCTGACTTCCATATTCCTGCGAACGCCGAGGGCCCTGGGACAGGTGATTCCCCAGGTGGCGATCGAGGAGGTGCACCGCGACGAGGTGGCCATCACCGACCATCCTGTCGAGCAGGGGGCAGCCATCTCGGACCATGCGTTCAAGATGCCGGCCGAGCTGGTCATCCGCTATGGATGGTCCGAATCGCGAGACATCTTGGACAGCATCCTGGATGGCGGCCTGATCAGCGTCGACGAGGTCTACCGCCGACTTCTGGAAATGCAGGAGCAGCGACAGCCCTTCGACGTGATTACCAAGCGGCGCGCGTACAGGAACATGCTGATCCGCTCATTGCAGGTGACCACGGACCAGCAGTCCAACAACATCCTGATGGTCCAGGCGGCGCTGCGCCAGGTCATCATCGTGCAGGTCACGACGGTTCAGGTTCCGCCCAAGACGGCGCAGGCTTACCCGGTGGACACCGCGCCGCCGGTGGATGCTGGCGTGAAGCAAGCGAAGCCTGTGAACGAAAGCATCCTGTACAAGGCCGGGTCAATCAGCGGAGCAATCGGGCAATGACGACGGCGTATGAAATCCCGCTCACGTCGGATTCCCAGCGGTTCACCATCACGCTTGCGGATGTGGTCTACAGCCTCGCGCTGACTTGGCGCACCGGCACCGGCTGGGTGCTGGATATCGCGGATGCCAACAATGTGCCGCTGGTCTCCGGAATTCCGCTGGTCACCGGTGTGGATCTGCTGGGGCAGTTCGGATACCTGGGGATCGGCGGCGAGCTGATCGTTCTGGTAGACGGCGACATCGCCACGGTGCCCACCTACGACAACCTGGGCACCGAAGGAAAGCTGTACTTCGTCACGCAGTAGGGAGAGGTCCATGACAGACCAATGGCTTCGCCAGGCGTCGCTGATCGTCGCCGACGATGCCGGTAACGGCCTGGACATATCCGAGCTACGCCTTCGATTCGTTGTCGCGCGCGGTGACGTTCGGACGCCGCACCGGGCCACCATTCGGGTCAACAATCTGTCCTCGACCACGGCGCAGCGGATCCGGGACGAGTTCTCGCGCGTACAGTTGCAGGCAGGCTACGCCGGCACGATGAGCCCGATCTTTCAGGGGGACATCGTCCAGAAGCGCATGGGGCGCGAAAGTGCGCTGGATACATACCTGGACCTGACCGCGGTGGACGGCGACAAGGCCTATAACTTCGGCGTGGTGAACACGACCTTGGCCGCCGGTTGGACCTTCCAGGACATGTACGAAGCCATCCTCAAGGTGCTGCGGCCCTACGGCATTGTTGCCGGCTATGCGCCGCCGTTTCCAGGTATCAAGAATCCGCGGGGCAAGCCCATGTTCGGCATGGTGCGCGACCAGCTGCAGGCGCTGGCGCAGGCCCTGAACAGTAGCTGGTACGTGCAGGACGGAAAGCTCAACATCGTGCCGCTCTTCGGCTACATCGAGGGCGAGGCGATCGTGCTGACTGCAAAGACCGGCATGGTAGGCATGCCGCAAAAGAACCTGAACGGCGGCATTACGGTCCGGTGCCTGCTGAATCCTGGCATCACGCCCGGCCGCTTGATCCAACTGGACAACGCATCCATCCAGGACGCCACGATCTCGGTCGACTACACCGCGGTGAACTTTGTGCCGCAGACGGACGCCGACGGCTTCTACCGCGTCCTGGCGGTCAACCACATCGGCGACACCAGAGGCCAGGAATGGTACTCGGAGATCGTCTGCCTGGCTCGGGACGATCCCGGGCCGCCCAACGCATCACTTCTGGGATTCGTGAATGGATAGTCGAGAGCGGTACGGAGACCCGGAAGAAGCGCTGCGCGCCGCCTTCCGTGGGCAGCGGGCCGGCATCTGGACCGCCATTCCGGGCATCGTGCAAGGGTTCGATGCGGCGGCCGGTACCGTAACCGTGCAGCCCGCGGTGCAGGGCGTCCAGCAGGCCCCTGACGGCAGCGTCGCGGCAGTGGAATACCCGCTCCTGGTCGACGTGCCGGTGTACTTCCCGCGCGGGGGCGGCTGCACGCTGACCTTTCCGATTGCGGCCGGCGACGAATGCGTGGTGGTCTTCTCGGCGCGGGCGATCGATTCCTGGTGGCAGTCCGGCCAGGTCCAGGCCCCAACGGAGCCGCGCATGCATGACATGGCCGACGGGTTTGCCTTCGTGGGCCCGTTTTCTCAGGCCACCATGATAGGGAGTGTCAGCACCGCGGCTACGCAGTTGCGCAGCGACGACGGATCAACGTTCTTCGAGCTGAACCCTTCGACTCAGAAGATCCGCATCGTGGCGCCGGGTGGGCTGGACGTGGTATCTCCGCTTTCGACGTTCTCGGAGCGGGTGACGATCAATGGTTTGCTGACATGGACCGCAGGCATGGTCGGCTCCATCGCCAGCGGCGTGGCCACGACCATCACAGGCGCGATCAATTTCATTGGCACGTTGACTTCCAACGGCAAGCGAATCGACGACACGCATACGCACAACGGCGTGCAGCCAGGCGGAGGAAACTCCGGCGGCGTCAACTAGGGGCAGCAATGCGCTATCGAAAACTGACGGCCGACGGGGATTACTCGTTCGGCCAGCAGCAGGCCGACTTTTATCGGAATGTTCCGGAGGCGGTAGGCCAGGCCGTATTGACGCGGCTGGAGCTGTTCACGGGCCAGTGGTTCCTGGACAGCGACGAGGGCACCCCCTGGCGTACCGACGTGCTGGGCAAATACACGCGCGACAGCTACGACGCAGTCATCCAGGCCCGAATCCTGGACACCGAAGGCGTCACGCGAATCGATGACTTCTCCAGTGCATTCAACGAGAACACCCGGAAGCTGACCGTGAGCGCCACGATCACCACCGCCTACGGGCAAACCACCGTCACGACGACCCTATGATCACCAGCACCGCCGCGGTCATATCCGCCACCGGCATCACGGCGCCGTCGTTCCAGGACATTCTGGATTTCCTCAAGGCCCAGTATCGCGCCATCTACGGCGAGGACGTCTATCTGGAGCCGGACAGCCAGGATGGTCAGTTCCTGTCCATCATTGCCATGGCGATCAACGACACGAACAATGCCGCGATCCAGGTGTTCACGTCGTTCAGCCCGTCCAGCGCGCAGGGCGCGGCCCTCTCCAGCAATGTGAAGATCAACGGCATCGCCCGCGCGGCGTCGTCGTTCTCGACCTGTGACGTGGTAATCGTCGGGCAGGCCGGCACAGTCATCACCGACGGGGTGATTCAGGACGCCCAGCTGCAGAACCGCTGGAGCCTGCCGTCAACGGTGGTTATCCCGCTGTCCGGGCAGATCACCGTCACCGCCACGTGCGAAACCATAGGCGCCGTCACCGCACCGGCCGGCACGCTCACCAAGATCGCGACGCCAACGCGCGGCTGGCAGACGGTCAACAATCCAACGGCCGCCACGGCCGGGCAGCCGGTGGAATCCGACGCGCAGCTGCGTCAGCGCCAAACCGTCTCTGTCGCGCTTCCATCGCGCACTGTCCTGGAGGGCACGATCGGAGCTGTGGCAGCGGTCGAGGGCGTCACACGGTACCGCGCCTACGAGAACGACACGAGCGTCACGAACAGCAACGGCATCCCTTCGCACAGCATTTCCCTTGTGGTGGACGGTGGCGACGCCCAGTTGATCGCGCAGGCGATCGCGGCGAAGAAGACGCCAGGGACGGGCACGTACGGCACGACGACCGAGATCGTGACAGATATCTATGGAATCTCTCATCCGATCAGCTTCTTCCGGCCGACGAACGCACCGATCACTGCAACGGTCACCATCAAGGCCTTGACTGGATATACCACGTCTGTAGGTGACGCAATCAAGCGGGCGATCGCCGACTACGTCAATGGTGTGACCATAGGAGGCGGCGAAAGCGGGTCGGTGGAGTGGGGGGACGCGATCACGGCGGCGAATTCGGTAGGAGGCGGTGTCACGTTCAAGCTGGCATCGTTGGCGTTGAGTGGTCCCGGAGGCGCCGGCACGCCCGATGTGGCGCTGGCCTTCAATGCCGTGGCCAGCATGACAGCGGCGAACGTGACGCTCACGGTGACATGAAATGGCAGATGTCGAAAAGTACCTTGATCTGATCACCTCGTTTCACCGCGGGAAGCCAAATTTCTCCGCCATGGTGGGAGCGGTTGCGCACTGCTTCGTAGACGCACAAAACGTCTATGGGCAGATGGTGGCTGCCTATGACCTCGATCTGGCAGTTGGCGTGCAACTGGACGCCGTGGGCGAATGGGTAGGCATCTCGCGCAACGTGCGCACGCCGCTGGTCGGCGTTTATTTCTCGTTCGACACCGCAGGCCTGGGCTTCGACGAGGGCGTCTGGCAAGGTCCATTCGATCCGGATACCGGTGTCACCTCGCTCGATGACGATACCTACCGGCTTCTCATCCGAGCCAAGATCGGTGCGAACCATTGGGACGGCACGCTGGATGGATCTGCCGCCATCCTGAACCTGATCTTCGCCGGTACTGGGACATACGTCTATATCCAAGACAACGGCGACATGTCGATCGATATCGGCGTGGCAGGAACAAGGCCGACGGCCATATTCCTGGCGCTGCTGACCGGCGGCTATATCCCCATCAAACCGGAAGGGGTCCGCGTCAATTACTACATCGTGCCCGACACGCCGGGTCCGCTATTCGGTTTCGATGTCAATAACGAATACATCGCAGGCTTCGATACCGGGGTCTGGGGCACGCTTTATTGAAAGGAGCATTCGTGGCAAACGACTTTCTACCCTTCGGCACCAGCGTCGGTGCCAACGTGCTCGACCAGGCGAGCTATGCCGCACTCCCGGCCCGCACCGCAGGATTCTCGGCGGGTACGGCAAAATCGGTCGAGCTGAACAAGGTCTGGCGGCAGTCGGCTTTCATCGCGTCCGTGTTGGCACAGTTCATCGCGGACACGACGGGCCAGAATGTGCTGGACGATGGTAATGCGGCCGCGTTGCAGGCGAAGCTCGTCACGGCGCTGCGCGGGGTAGTAGCCTCTGAATCGCTTGCGGGGGCGATCCAGATCGCGACGACAGCCGAAGCGCAGGAGCGGGCCAACGACTCTCACGCGCTGACTCCAAAAAAGCTTGCAGACGCGTTCAAGGGAGCGAACCAACTTCTTGCTTCGCCTGGCTTCCAGATTGCACCTGGTGGATTGATTCTTCAATTTGGGCCTGCCAACTTCAGCACAGCCGGAGTGGGCAACACTTTTCCTATGGTGTTCCCCAACGCACTCCGCGGAATCGCCTTTGGAAACTCTGGTCCTAGCGGAACCGCAGTCCTGATTACCGCATACGATTCCTCGACGACAGGTTTTACCTGCCGGTCCAACAACAGCAGTGGTTCTTATTGGTATCTCGCCTTCGGAAATTAAGGGGAAGTTATGGACTGGTTTGTAAGCGAATCGACTAAAGGGTTCTATCTGGCTGATCTCCGAGAGGTATATGAAAATGCGGGAAGCTGGCCAAGCGATGCTCTACCAATAACAGAGACACAATACCTATCGCTTCGCGCCGGCCTCGATAACGGAAAGGTGCTGCATTTCGACGGTGACACCGTGACGTTGGCAGATCCGCCACCGCTGACCGAAGATCAAATTGTGGCGGCGAAGGTGGCGATTGTTCAAGCGTTCATGGACGCGAAGGCGCGCGCGCTCAACTACGATGACATGGCTTCAGCAGTCAGCTATGCCGAAGAGCCTGCCGTTCCCAAGTTCCAGGCGGAGGGCCAAGCGCTCCGTGCGTGGCGTAGCCTAGTCTGGCAGACCTGCTATTCAATTTTCGATGAGGTCAAGGCTGGAGCGCGAAGCGTGCCGAGCGACGAAGAACTTCTGGCGGCATTACCGGCCCTGTCGCTTCCGACATAGGGCCGCCCTCATTCGAATGGGATGCTTCGAGCTAGGATAGCTGAAGCGGGGGTTGTCAGATGGCCGTAGTCCCACGTTGAAAGTGCGAGCGGGTCATCGCGCACTTTGACCAAGCAGCCACTTATTGAGTCGCAGAGTGAGTGATATGCCGATATAAACCTTGCTTGGGACCCGGTAAGAAGGGACATCATTTGTTGGTCTACCGCAATCGGCCGCAAATCAAGGCCGAACTTCATTTGCTTCGGGATCGCAAAATTCCGAAAGTTCTCCATGCCGAGTTCGTAAACCAACTTGGGTAGCTTGTCACGCCATTCTGGCGCTGGCCCCATCACGAAAATGCGCTGCACACCTGCCTCATGTATCGCTGTGATCGTAGATAACAGTCGTCTTCCGAGCTCGGAGTCATGGTGCCAGGAACTGCCGTATACGATCCAACGTGCGAAGAGGACGACGGCTTTTGGCGGGTGTGCCTTGATCACGGAGAGCACGTATTCATTGTTTTCAGGGCAGCCAGGAAAGACACCATTGACGCCCAGTATGGGCGGACAGCCATCACGCGCAAGCTCTGCAATAGGCGTTCTTTGCGGGAGCACCTCAAGCAGTCCCGGATATAGACGTCCGGCGTATGAGTCGCCCCATACCGCGACTACATTGTTGGAGTCCGCGAGCAGAGGGGCGGTGCATTCTTCTGCAAAACCGTCGGGCGGACGGGTGAATCCTATCCAGCAAGTTCCCACGCGGGCATCATCCTGAAAGTCGACGGTATATGTCGCGATGGACCGCAGATTTTGGGGCACCCGCTCTGGCATCCCGTGGGCAACTGCAACTCCTACCGCTGCAGTTCCAGCGAAGGCCACAGCTACGATCGAGCCAATGGGCCTCCACGAATGAACTGCGGCCCGTCGGATGGGGCGTTCGATATAAGCGTAGGTGGCCCACGCTAGGACGATGCTCGCGGCGATTATCGCGACCTTCGCCGCTGCTGGGTCTGATGCGTGCGTGATCGCGCCCATAGAGAGCAGGGGCCAATGCCAAAGGTAGAGCGGGTAGCTGAGAAGGCCAACGCACACGGCCAGCCGGTTTGACAGCAGCGTTCGGTTGAGCCACGCATCCTTCCCGGCGTAGATGACCAGCGCGGCGCCGGCAGTGGGCAGCAACGCGAGCCACCCTGGGAAGTTTCGTGCATGCCCGGATACCGCAATGGCAAGCACAAGCAGGCTCACTCCGGCCACCGACGCTGCTGTAGCGATGGACCGGCGTGCGGGTGTGCGCATTATGGCCAAGATCGCTCCGATCATCAGTTCCCATGCGCGGGTGTGGGGAAGGTAAAAGGCGCTTGATGGGTCCTTCGCTGTTATCCAAATGTTCGCGGTGAAGGAGGCGCACGCGAGCAGCACTACTCCGATGAGGACGGCCCTCGATTTCCCCCAGCGCCAAAGAAGCGTGACTAGCAGGGGGAACGCCAAGTAATACTGTTCTTCGATCGCCAGGGACCAGAGGTGCAGAAGCGGCTTGTAGGTTGCCTCCGTATCGAAATACCCCGATTCCCGCCATAGCATGAAATTTTGAATAAAGGCCGCACTTGCCGCAGCGTGTTCGCCTAATGCCTTGTAGTCATGAGGGCTCAATAGGAACCATCCGGCAACGAGCACGGACATGAGCACCAGCGCCAACGCGGGGAAAATTCGACGACAACGAGCGAGATAGAAGCCGCTGAAACTCCACGTGCCCGAGTTCAGCCTGTCGATGATTATTCCGGTTATCAAAAATCCAGAAATAACGAAGAACACGTCCACGCCGACGTAGCCGCCTGGGAGCACGCCTGGGAACGCATGAAAAAGAACGACGGCTATGACAGCGACAGCACGTAGTCCGTCGATGTCTGGTCGGTAACTCTCGGGGCTGGTCCGCATCTGAATATGGATTGGTCTAGGCGGTGGTGATTTTATCGGCATTACTTGCAAACAGCAGAAATTGAACGAACCCGCCCAGCCGGGTTTTTTTTCGTCCATAAACAGGAGCCAGCCTTGGCCGACGAATACCTGTCCGAAGCCTTCATCAAATCGCTGCACGCCCAAGTCGTGTCGATGAAGGACGACATCGCCAGTACGGCAGCGGGCACGCGCGAGAACACCGAGGCGATCAAGCGAATCGCCGAGGACACGCGCGGCATTGTGGAGATGTTCAGCGCGCTGGAGGGCGGATTCAAGGTACTGAGCGGAATCGGGCGCTTGGCGAAGCCGATCTTCTACATCGCGAGCGCCACAGGCGCGATCCTGGGCGTGTGGGCCGCCATCAAAGCGGGGTTCATGAAATGATCCCGACCACGCTGAAGAATCGCTTGCTGACTGCGGCAGCCGCCGGCGCGCTGGCCATCGCCGGTGTCCTGGTCAGCCACTTCGAAGGCCGCGAGCATGTCCCGTATCGCGACCCGGTCGGCGTCTGGACCGTCTGCGAGGGCCACACCGGGCCCGACGTCATCCCGGGCCGCCGGTACTCGGACGCGGAATGCGACGCCCTGAAGGCCGCCGACCTGGCCGAAGCGGATGCCGCGGTCCGCCGCCTAGTCAAAGTGCCGCTGACGGAATGGCAGCGCGCGGCGCTCATTGATTTCACGTTCAACCTGGGCGCCGGCCGTCTGGCTACCTCGACCCTTCTCAAAAAGATCAATGCGGGCGACTACGCGGGCGCGTGCGCCGAGTACGACGCCTGGGTGAAGGGAAGGGTGGCCGGCCGCCTTCAAACGCTCCCAGGGCTCCAGGATCGCCGCGACGCGGACCAGTGGGTCTGCGAGCAGTCATCCCCCAATCCGCCCCGATAGGTGACCACATGGTCAAGTATGCGATCGCCGCGGCCGCAGGCCTGGCTTTGGCGCTGGCCGCCGTGCTCGGCATCAGATGGTACGGCAGCCACCAGTACGATGCCGGCCACGCCCAGGCCCAGCTCGAAGCCCAGGCGGCCGCCGCCAAGCTGTCCGAGCAGTACCGCGCCCAGGAACAGGCCGCACAGGAACAAGCCGATGAAAACTATGCGAAGTACCGCGGCCAGGTCTTGGCCACTCAAGCCCGCATTGCTGGCTCTTACGCTGACGATGTTGGGCGGTTGCGCAAGCAAATCGCTGGACTGCAATCCGCCGGCGCCGCCGCGCATCCCGCAGACGGCGCCGGAGCTGATGGAGGCCCCGGCCCTGACGTCATCGGCGCTTTTGCGGCGTGCGCAGGACGATATGACGAAGTGGTCCAGTATGCTGCAGGGCTCGCCGACCAGGTGACAGGGCTGCAGGGTTACGTCCGGGGCGCCCTCAACGCCCAGGCGCCCCCACCTTCTTCTCACCAGTGACCTTCCGCGCCGGCTTGTCCTCCCGCACGCCTTGGAATGATGCCTGCCGCAGGATCCCGCCGTCTGTAATCGTCGTGTATGCCACCTCCACGACAAGCTCAGGCCTGACCCAGTGCATGGTCGGCTTGGAATTGCCGCCCCAGCGGTCCGACAGCACGGGCTTTTCGATGAACGGCATTTCCTCGGTAGCCAGGGGCGTCAGGCGCTTCATCAGCATGTCGAGCGTACTCCCGCTGAACCCAGTGCCTACGCGGCCTGAATAGCGCAGCCTGTCGCCTTCTCGCAAGCCGACCAGCAGGGCGCCGAAGGCGTTGCGTGATCCGCCTGGATTGGTCCATCCGCCCACGACGAATTCCTGCCTGGGCCGGCATTTAAGCTTGATCCAGGTGTCGGTGCGTCCCGCGCGGTATGGCGCGTCCAGACGCTTGCCGATCAGGCCTTCCAGCTTCCGCTCGCAGGCCTGCGCGAGCAGCGACACGGCATGATCCCTGGATTCCACCTCGGCGACCGTGCTGCGCATGATGGCGGCGTTCTCGGGCACCCCCGCCAGGACCGCCTGGAGTGCCTTTGCTCGCTCCACGAAGGGAAAGTCCCGCAGGTCCTTCCCGTTCCAGTACGGGATATCGAATGCCACGTACTGCACCTGCTTGGCGACGCTCTTGTCCATGGCGTTCTGCAGGCGCTGGAAGCTGCTCACGCCGTGCTCGTCCATCACCACGATCTCACCGTCGAGCCAGCCGGTGCCGGTTGCCAGCTTCAGCGCCTCAATGCGCTGCACCAGGTCGACAAGCTTCGGCGTCCAGTCCTTCGCCTCGCGGCTGAAGAACCGTACGCCGGACTCATCGATGCGACATAGCATGCGGTAGCCGTCGAACTTCAGTTCGTAGGCGTAGCCGCTCGGCGGCGGCCCGTCCACGAGCACGGCCAGCGGCGGCTTGATGAAGTCCGGCGGCTCTGGCATGGCCTACTTCTTCAGGATCGCGCGGACCTTGTCCACGGAATTGCTGCCGGCGTCCTTCACGGCCTGGCGCAGCTCTTCCGGCGTGCACCCGAACTCGTTGCTCCAGTAGCGGACCTCCCAGTCTGCATCCAGGGCGATACGGGCACGGTCGCGCGGGCCGCGGTCTTTCAGGTCATCAGCCATTGTGTGCTCCTTGGGGTGAGAGTCACCGTAGAGCAAGGGGCATGCCGCCCCGCGATCGGGCTCGGCTATTGCTAATTGTCGGCCGCAACGGGAGCAGGAGCGGGCGGGACGATGGATCTCATCACCGAAGTTCTTACAGGCTACAGATTCGTTTTATGCGTGAATGTGGTATCGACCTCAGGGCAGTACGGATGGACCATTGAGGTCCGACCTGACAGCCAGCGTCCATACGTGGCCAGAGCATCTGACCAGCTATTCCCCTCTGCCGCGGCCGCAGCGCGGGCCGGCGTGTTCGAGCTGAAGGAAGTGATCGCCGCGCATATCGCCGCGCCGCCTATTTCGAAATCTGATCAGTAGGGACGCGCACGCTTGCGTCGTTCCGCTACGCCCAGGTGATCCACCATCCCTGGTAGAACCGCCGTCCGTCGATTTCTTCGTACCCCCGCACCATCATGCCTCGGTCGGAGACAAACGTAAGAAGCTGGGGTTCTAGCAGGTCTGGGATGCGGGGCGGGCGCGACGCCCCGAACTGCTCGAAGGACGCCACGGTAAAGATTGGTACTGCCCGCTTCAAGCCTTCGTGGTGGACGGTCTGCATGCGCACCGTTCCTTTTATGGGTATGTCGTAGTCCTTGGCCTGCAAGGGCTCGCCCATCCGGTGCGTTCGAACAATGTTGCACGTGAGCATGGTAGAGCATGTTGATATGCTGTATGGATAAACAGTATATCGCTCTATCGAAGTCCGAATGCCGCGCGGATCTCATCGCCGGCCGACCGCTCCTCATGCGTATAGCCATCGCCGAGTGAGGCGCAGTGCCCAACGATGGTACGGGTGTATTCCAGCAGTTCGGGCGTCATCTCCGCATCGGCGGGGAGGACCCCGCAACTTATCGCGAGTGTCCGTAAGTCTTCCGGACCTAGCGGGTGGGACGCGAATCCGTCTGGGATCATGTCTATTCCTCGGGGGTGGCTACGGCGGTCTTGATGACCGGCTCGGCCACCAACTGGTCCGCGGGGTAGGGATTCAAAAAGTCCCATGTTTCCTCCGCGCCTGCAATTAACCAATCCTCGTAGGAACCTTCCGGAAGGATCACGACCATGCGCTTTTCGTCGCCGGGCCGGTGGTAGTCCTTAAAGAGCGGGTGCTGGTCGGCGTTGATGGTCAGCATCGTGTAGCTCTCGATCCATTCGCCAGTGGGGGAGCGCCACTTGTCCCATAGGCCGGCGATGCCCAGCGGCGCGCCGTCGGCCCGCCGGAACTGGGTGGCGACGGCTTTTCCGCTGCGCCAGTCCGGCTCGAATACCGCGTCCGCCGGGATGATGCAGTGCTGGGCGCGGCGCCAGGCGTTGCCGAAGGTGAACGACTTGGCGGCGCTCTCAGAGCGGGCATTGAACGTGGACAGCTTCTGCGCCTTTTCCGCACCCTCGGCCTTGGTCATGGCCGATATCAGCCCCCAGCGCCCAACGACCGCCTCCCGCTCCGGTACCGCCTCGTCTCCCGACTCCCACTCAGCCGGCCGGCGCACGAACACACCGGGGTACCGCGGCCACATGTCAGACTTCGGGATGGGAATGCCGCGGGCGCGGAAGTAGCGCTCCATCTGCTCGGCTTTCTTCAGGGCGGTGTAGTGGGAGCACATCGGCCAAATCCCCCGTGCGAATCTCGTGCGAATTCGGTGCGAAACCGTAGCCAGTCATGGACAGAAAAGGGCGGTACGGTGCTACCCGTCCGCCCTGTCTGTACTCGTCCACTACTGTCTATTCTGGTGGAGCCGGGGGGAATTGAACC